AGGCATCTTCTGATCTTGCATTAACAGAAGCTGAAAAGCTTGCATCTTTAGTTGAAGATGTTGATTTTGATGATGCAGAATCTTTCGAAATGAAAGTGAATGTAATCAAAGAATCATACTTTAAATCTGAAACTGCAGAAGCTGTTAGTGATGTACAAGAAGTAGTTGGTACTGACGAGGCTCCGGCCGAACTCAGTGATGATGTAATGGCTAGATATACTCAAGCTATCACAAAATTTAGTAAATAAATTAAGTCTATAGGGGAAAAACAAAAATGTTTAACGCAGACGCAAAACTAATGGAAAAGTGGACTCCAGTTCTCGAGCACACTGATCTAGAAAATATACAAGATAGTCATAAAAAAGCTGTTACAGCAAGACTATTAGAGAACCAAGAAATCGCTGCTAGAGAAGAAGCTAAAGCACAACAAGGTAACTTCCTAAACGAAGATGCTGCTGCTAATAGTGTAACTGGTGGTGGAATTGATAACTTTAACCCTGTTCTTATCTCATTGGTAAGAAGAGCTATGCCTAACTTAATTGCATATGATATCGCTGGCGTTCAGCCAATGAGCGGACCAACTGGTCTTATCTTTGCAATGAAGTCAAGATATGGTACTCAAGCAGGTGCAGAAGCATTATTTAACGAAGCTAACACAGCTTTCTCAGGTGACACATCAGTAACTCAAGAAGTTGGACCATCAGGTCTAGAATCTGCTGTCGATGACGGTGATAACGACTTAGGTACAGGTGAAACAGCTGGTGAAATCGTTTCTGATTACGCTGGTGGTTTATCAACAGCTGCTGCTGAAGCTTTAGGCACAGGTGGTTCAGGTGGATCTTTCGGTGAGATGGCTTTCTCAATCGATAAGGTTACTGTTACTGCTAAGTCAAGAGCGCTAAAAGCTATGTACACAATGGAATTAGCACAAGATCTTAAAGCAATTCATGGTCTTGACGCTGAAGCTGAACTTGCAAACATTCTTTCTGCTGAAATCTTAGCTGAAATCAACAGAGAAATTGTAAGAACAGTTAACAGAACTGCTAAACTAGGTGCACAAACTGCAAACGTTGCTGTTAAAGGTATCTTTAACGTAGACAGCGATTCAGATGGCAGATGGTTAGCTGAAAAAGCTAAAGGTCTTATCGTACAAATCGAAAGAGAAGCAAACGCTATTGCTAAAGCAACAAGAAGAGGAAAAGGTAACTATGTTATTTGTTCTTCAGATGTAGCTTCAATCTTAGCTGCTTCAGGTATGTTAGACTACTCTCCTGCTTTATCAACAAGCTTGAACGTTGATGATACTGGTAATACTTTTGCTGGTGTTCTTAACGGTAGATTCAAAGTGTATGTTGATCCATATGCAGGTGGAACTAACCAAGACTACGTAACTGTAGGATTTAGAGGATCTAACCCATATGACGCAGGTGTATTCTACTGCCCATATGTTCCTTTAACAATGGTTAAAGCTGTTGGGGAAAATGACTTCCAGCCAAGAATCGGTTTCAAAACTAGATATGGTATGGTAGCTAACCCATTCGTAGCAACCGACGGTACTGTAGGTTCAGATAGAGGTAATGATTACTTCAGAATCTTCAGAGTTGACGGAATTATGGCTAGCGCATAATAGCGATTAGTTATATTTTAAAGGGAGGCTTCGGTCTCCCTTTTTTTGTGTATAAATAATATTGACATTAACACACAAACACACAGGAGGAATTATGTCAAATCAAGCAAAAAGTGGCTATGAAATAAGAGCCGATTTACTATCACTCGCAGAAGGTATTCTTACAGGAAATATCCATAGAGAAAACGATGCGGTATTCAACCATAACGATTCATTTCCAAATGATAAAAAATCATTAGGTAATCAATTTGTTTCCGTTGAAGAAGTGATCTCAACAGCAAGACAATTAAATGACTTTGTAAACGAGAAGTAAATTAAATGGGGTCAATTTGACCCCATAACTATTATAAATACTATTATGGCTATTACAACTAACAAAAACTTTTTATCACCAGTAGGATTCCAACTTAAATTGGATTCTGAAAAATACGAAAACGTCGAATATTTCTGTACATCAGTATCACTACCAGATTTATCAATCGCTGAAAGTCCTACTCCATTTAGAGGATCTAATATGGCTATGGGAGGTGATCGTCTAAATTTTGGTAATTTAGAAGTAACATTTAATATTACTGAAAATATGGAAAATTACCTTGAAATATATAATTGGTTAAATGATATTGTAAATAAAGGCGAGACTAAAATAGATGGCACATTATTAATACTATCAAGTCACAATAATACAACAAAAGAAATCTTATTTAGAGGACTTTTTCCAACATCACTATCTGCAGTTGAATTTTCTACACAACAAACTGAAGTTGAATACTTACAAGCAAGCGTATCGTTTAAATATACATATTTTGAATTTAAATAGTGTACTTTTGTACAGACTTGTGGTATAATATAATATGGTTTAAAAATAGGAATACATTATGAATACATTAGAACAAATAATTGAAATGTGGAAAAAAGATTGTCAGATTGATGAACTTGAACTTGATACATCTTCTCGAGAATCAGCTAAACTTCACTCGAAGTATCTTGAATTATACTCAATTAATAAGCTAAAACTAAAAAGACTAGATAACGACTTTAAAGTGCTACTTAAGAACAAATGGTTGCATTATAACGGCAAATTAAGTAAAGAAGAAATAGACGAATTGGGATGGAGTTATGATCCTCTTGATGGTCTTACAATTCTAAAGGGCGATATGGATAAGTTTTATGATGCAGATCCATTGATTCAAGAACATCAAGCAAAAATGCAATACACACAAGAGCTTATAGATACTTTAAAGGAAATTTTAGAAAATATTAAGTGGCGACATCAGAATATTAAGAATATTATTGAATGGAATAAATTCACTAGCGGTATGTAATGGATCTCATCAAAGTCAAAAAGAAAAACGAAGTCTTTCTCCAAATAGAAACTGAGCCAAGTATAGAACAAGAGTTATCAGAACACTTCTGTTTCTATGTTCCTGGTTACAAGTTTATGCCTGCATACCGCAACAGGATGTGGGATGGAAAGATACGTTTATTTGACTTAAGGGCTAAAACTTTATACTCTGGGCTGTTCAAATACGTTCAGGAGTTCGCAAAAGTAAGAGATTATACGCTTGAAGTAGACCAAAATAGCTTTGGAACACCTGAAAGTACGCATATTGCTGATATTAAAAGCTTACTGGAGCGGGTATCACTCTCTGTGAAAGGAGAGAGTATAACTGCGCGTGATTACCAACTTGATGCGCTCTCGCGCACGATATCAGATAAAAAAGCTTTATTATTATCTCCTACAGCGTCAGGTAAGAGTTTGATCATATATTTAGCTGTAAGATATTACTTAGAGGAATATGATGGTAAAGTTTTAATTATAGTACCTACTACATCATTAGTAGAACAAATGTATTCTGATTTTGCTGACTACTCAGAGTTTGATGAATGGAATACAGAAGAAAATTGTCATAGAATATATTCGGGGAAGGAAAGATATCAAATTAACGAAAGAGTTATTATTACTACATGGCAATCGATTTATAAAATGCAAGCTCCATGGTTTAAAGAATATGGTATGGTTATTGGTGATGAAGCACATAACTTTAAAGCTAAATCTTTAACTGCTATTATGGAAAAATGTGTTAACGCACAATATCGTATAGGTACTACGGGAACTTTAGATGGAACACAAACTCATCAGTTAGTATTAGAAGGTTTGTTTGGTCCAGTTTATAAAGTTACCACAACTAAAAAATTAATAGAAGAGAAATCGCTTGCTGATTTAGATATTCTTGTATTACTACTAAAATATAAAGAAGATTATTGTAAGATGGTATCAAAGATGAAATACCAAGATGAGTTAGATTTTATTGTTAAGTATGAACCTCGTAATAATTTTATATCTAATTTAGCGATGGATCAAGAAGGTAATACACTTATATTATTTCAGTATGTAGAAAAACACGGTAAACCACTCCATAGTATGTTACAAGAAAAGTTTGATGCTTTACCAAGAAAAAGTAGAAAATTATTTTACGTATCAGGAGAAACAGATGTTGAAACTCGAGAGCAAATTCGCGAAATTACGGAACAGGAAAGTGATGCAATCATTGTTGCTAGTATGGGCACTTTTTCTACAGGGATTAATATTAGGCGTTTACACAATATTATTTTTGCTTCACCAAGTAAGTCTCAAATTAGGGTTCTTCAAAGTATCGGAAGAGGATTAAGAAAATCAGACGATGGTATAAATACTAAAGTGTATGATATCGCCGATGATCTTCATTGGAAAGCGAAGAAAAATTATACATTACAACATGCAGCAGAAAGAATTAAAATTTATAGTAAAGAGAAGTTCGACTATAAATTACATGATATAAATATATAATATGGAAAACATAAATATTAGACATTTTAAACTTACTAGTGGAGAAGAGCTGATCAGCTTAGTTCAACACTCAGACGAAAGCGCCTTCGTGTTAGAACGTCCCGTTCAAGTTAAATTAAATAATATAGGAATGTACATGTATAGTCCATGGTTTCCATTTTCGAATAAAAAGATTTTTAAATTGTTTAAAAGACATGTCGTTAATCATGTTGAAATTGACGAAGAATCTAAACAACATTACATTAATTATAACTTAGGAGAGAAAAAAGATCTAGCTAATTTTAATGAAATTGTTGAAAAGATAGCAGAAGATTATCAAATGTATGGAGAAGAATACGATGATCCTTTGCCAGAAACCCCCGAGTCAAAGAAAACTATACACTAATATGGTATCCTCCTCTGCCTCAGCAGCTATATTATTATACCACATTTTTTTAGTTTTGTAAACCCTTGGGAGTAAAAAAAATTAAATAAAAAAAAGATGTACATTATGACTAAACTATGGTATAATATATCTAATTATATGGAGAAATTGAATGAAACTCAAACCTAAAGAAAAACCTCATTACGTTAATAATAGAGAATTTTCAGAAGCAGTCTTTGACTATGCAGTTTTAGTAAGGGAAGCAAAGGAAAAAAACACACAAATTCCTAAAGTAACCGATTATATTGCTAGATGCTTTATTAAGATTGCAGAAGGACTATCTCATAGACCAAACTTTGTAAGATACACTTATAGAGAAGAAATGGTAATGGATGCAGTAGAAAATTGTTTAAGAGCTATTGGTAATTATAATATCGAAACAGCTACAAGAACAGGTAAACCAAATGCATTCTCATACTTTACTCAAATTTGTTACTTCGCATTTATTAGAAGGATCACAAAAGAGAAAAGACAACAAGATATCAAATTTAGATTTATCGAAAAGATGGGTATCGAAGACTTTACTCAAATGGGTATGGACGAATCAGGTGCACAACAAACAATGGCTTATGTTGATACTTTAAGACAAAGAATTAGTCAAGTTAGAAGTAACGATGCAGCATTAAAAGAATTTAAAAAGATTGAGAAAGAGAAAGAAAAATTAGAACTCTTTATGGTGTAATTATGTGGAAATATGAATGTAAATCTGGTGTTTATACTGAAACATCATTGATTAAATTACTATGGGCTATTCATAGTCATAGAATGCATCACTTAATTAATCATGGGAGATACGCAGATTGAAAATAGCTATTTTAAATGACACACATTGTGGTGTTAGGAATTCCTCTGATATTTTTTTAAGATATCAAGAAAGATTTTATGAGGAAGTATTTTTTCCTTATCTAAAAGAACATAACATAACTCAAATAT